CTTGCCATGACAAAATTATCGCTCTAGAAGTATGTTATAGATCTCATCGACACGCTGATTGAGTCGCTTAATCTCTGAGAGCAGATGAGTAATGACATAGCCTGCAAGACCACCAATGACTAGTAAGGTGCTGATGTAAAGGCTGAAGAAATCTTGCTGGCTCACTTTTTAGGACTCGCATACCCGAACACTCCAGCAACTATTGCGCCTAAAATGTGGCGATAGTCTAGAGAGAAGTTTGATGTCGTTCCCCATACTGCAAGGAAGGCTCCGACTGCGATAACTACTGGATGCTTCATGTTCATTATTCTCCACCTAACATAGATATTTGAAAAAAAGCACCATCATTGTCAGCTTCTTTCTTAAAGCTGAAATGAGCATGCTTGGTGTGTTTGTTTGCGCCGCTGTACGGACGCCATTTCCAATTAAGGATTCTGGAACAAATTCGACCCTCAAAAATGATGTAGGCAATTCGCTTTTCTTGCTTAGACTTGCAAGCGATTCGTAACTGGTCACAAAGATCACCCATAATGTCTGGTTCTGATCCCTCGAAAAGGTCACGCGATGCGTCAAAGGCACGAACCCAGCCCTGAGCATCTGGTATGTGATCAGACTTGCCAGCACGCATGTGCCTTGCATCTGCGATCCATCCATCGCTACGCCTACCGCGGCTTGGGAACGAATCATCTAACTGCTCTCGAAATTGAACAGCAGCCTTAGATAGTCTCGGCTTTATGTTCGACATTAGAACACTCCCATTGCTTTAAGTTATTAAGTAGCAATTCATCATGACCACATCGTAACATTGGTGGAATAAAAGCATCATCGATTGGATCGTATGTGTATCCAATACCAGCATAGTTATAGCGAATTTTGCCATTGTAAGATGTGCGCTTGCAAACTTGGTTTCTAAAATTGCCGTACCAAATCTCAGGATCTAATCCTTCAATTAGTTCAGTTTCATCAATGCCAACAATTACCTCTGTGACAATGTTTGTCTCATCTAAGAACGCATAATGTGCCATTAAACAGTCACCGTTCCTGTTCCAGCAGTGAAAGTATAATAACGATAACCGCCTGAAGTTGTAGTAGCAGATGTAAGACCGCCACCGATCAAAGTCAAAGTTGGAAAAGTATCTGGATAACGAAGAATTACAATTCCTGAACCACCATTGTTTCCTTGACCATTTCCACCGCCGCCTGCGCCACCGCCTGTATTCGTGGCTCCGCCATTTCCAGTTGCATTTAGTCCACCTGCGCCAGCTCCGCCTAATCCAGTGGCTCCCAAAGTTGAACCATCCGTGCCACCTGCACCGCCGCCTGCATAATAACCTGAAGCACCTGTTGAAGTTGCTGTTGCCCAAGTTGAATAAGCATTTGTACCATTACCACCCGTGCCTGAAGTTCCGCCCGCTGGTGTCGAAAGCGCGTTTCCACCTGCAGCAGACGCACCGCCGCCGCCACCGCCGCCTGTGTATGTCGCTAAATCAGAATAACCAAGTCCACCATTGTTACCTTGTCCTGAAATACCAGTACCAGCAACACCTGTGCCACGACCATAACCTTCGCCGCCACCCGAACCACCATTTTTACCATCTTGAACTGAAACTAATCCCGCGCCGCCGCCACCGCCGCCTGTTGATGTAATTGAGTTCGCTACTGAGTTACTACCATTTCCACCTTGCGTATTTGGGCCTCCAGCAGCACCGCCAGCACCAACTGTTATTGTCGTAGTAGCACCTAAAGCAAAAGTGCCTGATGAGTATTGAAATCCACCTCCGCCGCCGCCTGCGCGACCCGAAGCACCGCCGCCTGCAACAATAATAAACTCAATCGTGCGTGCTGCTGCGGCACCACTGCTTGCAATAATTCCAATTAAAGAGTTTAGCATTATGCGACAGCACCCACAACGATCCATGAGTTAGCTGCTAACTTAATCGCAACAGCAGCCTTGTATCGTGCCAATACTGGCGCGGCACTTACTGCACCTGCACTTGTTACTGTGGTCGTTCCAGAAGTTACAGCTTGAATTGTTGTTATTCCTGCGCCCTTTTGATAGACCACTAGAGTCGTGCCAATAGGAAAGTTATAAGTTGCATCTGTTGGAATGCTAAAAATGTTAGCTGCTGCATTGTCCATTGTGACAATCTGGTTAAGACCATCCGCCTTGACTGCTGTGTAGGTAGTGCCAGTCTGTGCGTTGATGGTAAGACCAGCGAATTTGGTGTCTATGTCTTGACCAAGTTCTGCAATAGCAGTCGCGCCATTCTTTACAAGGTCGCTTGATTGTGGAATGTCAAAACCGAAGTTCGTTGTTGTTGTTGCCATTAGGTTAAAGCTCCTGTCGCATTTGTCCATGTAAGTGTAGCATTTACGCCATACCAATCTAGTGAGGCTGGCAATACTGTTTCCCACTGAGTAGTGCTAAGTGAGAAGTCTGTAGCTGAGATGTAAAGGGTTATCTCTACAAAACTAGGGGTAGCGCGTAAGGCTACATTCTCGACAAAGCCATCGAATGAACCACCGAATAAGTTGCTCGGTAGGTTCTGGATAACTACAGGCTCACCAAAGAACACCCCGATAAGGCTGTCAAGCATGGCAGTAGGAATGTCTGGATTATCAAGTCTAAAGGTAATGGCTCCGAGTGATCCTCTAGGGTTCTTGCGTAGGTTTAACTCTCTAGAGGCAATGTCAGTGATGTCTGCAAGGTTCTTGATGTTAGAGTCTAATGATCGCTCAAAGAGGCCGTAAGCGGCTATAGAGTCGCTGTCAGAGGTACTGTAGGTGCTTCCGTAGCCTGTGGAGTAGCGATAGATAAGGCTGTTACGGATGCGAGCAGTCTGAGTTGTGGACTTGATAGAGGTAGGTGTTGCATACGAGCCATCGAGGTTAGTAAAGCCATTTGCTGCAAGGTAGTTAGATCTGTGGTCTGCATCGTCATAGGAGACATCTCCATCTTTTTCTTCATAGAGCTGACCTAGTGCGCTAGTAGCAATTTGATCTGCAAGGGTTTGAGACTTGGTAGAGGCACTAGCTGCAAGAGCGATCATGGTGTAGAAGCCTGAGTCAATAGTGCCGATGTAAGACTCTGCGTTATCCCATGTGACATCTGCTGGATAGGTTGCCCATGTGACTGTAGGTGTGAGCTCAGCCCATGTCAGGTTTAGGGCTGAACCGAGAATGGCTGCAATCTGTGCGCCATCTAAACCTTCTGCAAGGGCTGTGTTATAGACAACCTTTGTAAGTTTAGCCAGTGAGCCAATGCCTAAGATGGTGCCAGTAGTGATGTAGCCAGTCTCGTCAGGGCTTCTGACTCCGATGTTGAAGTCTGATACTTCTCCACCGAATACAGTGACATAAGTGCCACTGCCATTTTTTAGCTCTAGAGTAATTGGCTCTGTGACATTGATGGTGAAATCTGCCCCAGTAGTGTTGATGATTTCTACTTGGCAGTAACCCGCTGTGGCCTGTCGATCAATGTCTAAACGACCAGATGCAAAGGACACAGAGGTGACAGTAGTATAGACATCATCACCTACTGTAATTCGCCATTCTGGAAGCCATGTCATACTGCTAAGTAACCTCTAAGAGTTCCACGCTGTGCTGCATTAACAAGCACTTGGTCAATAGCCTCAGCAATAGCGTTAGGGTCTCCAACGCCAGTATTTACAATGATGGTGTTGCCTGATCCGTATCCTGCACCTGAGTTCATGTTAGGGCTGTAGCCGCCTAGATCGCCCACAGACTTTTGATAATCAATCAATGACAGGAAGTCTGCATAGTTCTGCATGTCTAGCAAGTCTGCAAAAGCATTAGCTCTTGCGTTTGCTGCGTCTGCGTATTCGAGCAAGGAGTCTGTCGATGCTGCTAAAGCATCTGTCATAGATACAGGAGCAATGTAGTCTCCTGCTGGTATTCCAGAACCTAAAGAACTGCTAGCTGGAACCCCTGCTTTACTTTGTCCAGTAGCCAATGCAAGTAAGTCAAGCATCTGTTGTATTTTACGCAAAGCCTGATTTAAATTTTCTTGATTGATTAAATCAACAGGCTTCAGCGAGTCAAGAATAGACTTGATGTCTGACAGTTTTACGCTTTGACCAGTAAGGGCAGACAGTGATTTAAGATCTGTATTCAGTTTGTTAGTTGCAGCAATAATGGCTGCTTCATCTTTTGAGGCAATAGCATCTTCTAAGTCAAGAATAGAACGCTTTACATTTAGGCGAGCCACATCATTGGCTACCTGTAATCGCTGTGCGCTAGAAGTGGCTTTACCCAACGCTTCTGCCTGAGATGTAAGAGCTGCTGCAATCTGGATCTTGTCCATGTCAAAGACTTCTTCACCCTTATTGAGAGCGAGGTTAGCCTTGTCAATTACACCTTGTAGCTTCTTGGCTGTGTTCTGCTTATTAAGAAGGGCCAGTCTTTCTTTCTCACGCTTGATTGCATCTTTTTCAAGTTTAGCCATCAACTCTTCTTGTTTTTTCTGAGTCAGCGTAAGCTTGACTTCTTCCTTCTTTTGAGGAATAACGACATTTCTGCCGATCTGTGCTCCAGCAAAGCCAGAAAAGATGTTTCTTGGCAGGTTTTTAAGATTCTGAATTAAAGTAGGAATAACTCCAACAGTTCTACCTGCTTGACGAGAGACATTAGCAAGGGCGGTTGCGATACTCTCGATCACATAGGCTGCATCGGATGCGTCAGTACCGCCACCTACTAAGGCAAAGGCATCAACTAAACCGCCACCGATAATCTCTGCGGCATTAGATGTTGCAACGCTTAAAACATCAAACTTGTAAGCAGTAGTGTCTAAGTAATCTTCAGCTGCTCCTGCTGAACGCTTTAGAATAACTCCAAGAATCTCATTGAATGACTTAGATGTAAGCTCTGCTCTAGTAAGC